TCCAAGAATCTGTGGCATCTATCCAGTTAAATGTCTTATCTGTAGCTCCCTTTAGCGTTAATCCACCTCCATCAGCAGTCGTATCAGTTGGAGTTGATACTTTACCGATAGTAATATTTTTGTCTTCTACATCAAGATTTGTAGTGTTGATTGTAGTTGTCGTTCCACCTACTGTCAGATCACCAGGAATATTAACAAGACCAGCAGAACTGATAGACATTCTGCCAACTCCAGCAGTACTAAAAGTTAAGGTATCTGATCCACCACTTATTCCTGTATTGGTATCTGAGTTGAAACTGAAAGAGGGAGCAGAAGTAGATCCATCTGGTGCTTTACTTAGTAAATTTGCATAACTTATCTTTTTATTACTTGTATCACTCGCATCAATAATAGGCAGAACATCAGTACTCGCTGGTGCGGTAAGCTCTGTAAATTCGGTTATCTTTTTATTTGTCATAATTAGAACTTGATTATGTACATTAAAGCAATGTTTTTAGGTCTTGCTTCAGTACCGCCACCACTACTTGAGATTGTATGTGAGTGAGTTGCATCAACACCTAAAGCTGCTGCTGTAGCTGAACCTGTAGTTCTTGCTCCTTCAGCACTTTGTGAAGAACCTTTAGAAAAAATACCAGTTGCACTACCATTTTGATGAAAAGAACCTGACATATGTGAGGCATTACCAGTTAAAGTTTGCGAATCTGTTGTATGCGTGTGGTTTTTGTTTTGGTCTGTTTGTGATGATCCAAAAGCTCTACTTGCATCTGTACTTCCAGTATTAGCCCAACCTCTAACGAACTGACCTCTTAAATCAGGTAAAGCAAAAGTTGACGATCCATCTCCTACTCCAAATGTTGTTTGTATAGTAGAAAACAATGTTGCATATGTTGATCTACTGATAGCACTACCATTACATTCTAAAAATCCTGATGGTGGTGTATTAGCTGCGTGAGTAAGAATAGTTCCTACTGGTACACCAGAAGCTAAACCACCCCATGCTGCTCCGTTATATCCTTCAAATTCTACTGTCTGCGTATTAAATCTTATTTGTCCTGTGGCTGCTGTTGGTCTTTGAGCAGTTGTTCCAGTAGGTAATTTCAAAACTCCAGTACCACCCATTACAATATCGCCAGCAGTATCTACTGTTCCTGTAAAATCTGGATCTGCTTTTGTTGCTAATCCAAAATTATTAGTATGTGCAGCATCCGTTAAACTTCCTAAAACCAACCAACCATTATTAGAACTATTTCTAATTTTTAATAAATTTGTTGAAGTATCAACCCATATTTTATAAGCAACAGTCGTTGTAGGATCTGACGAACCACTATTTAAAGATTGAACATCACCTAAAGCAAGATTTAATTCAGTTCTGAAAGTAGAACCAACTTGGTTAGCTAAATTATAATCTGATGTATTACTCATTATGTAACCTCCTTACCAAAACCAGATGCAGCCCATACAAATGATCTTGCGACTGCTGAACTAGCGTTTTTAAATGTGACTTGAAAGCCTGTCCTACTAATATTAGCAAGTTCATGGAAATCTCCAGATTGTTGATTAGTTGGAGTCACTACTACAGTAGGTGTTTGTTTAAATGAATTTGTAAAAGAAACAGTATATTGTGATGATCCAGTTGTTACTGGAGTTGAAATAGATTCTGTTCTTCCCTGTAATTCTAATTTAGCACCTAATTGAGTGACAGCTATATTTTGGTTAGTGTCATTACTTGTTAATATTGCTTTAAATTGAAAACCTCTACCTGTAATTAAAACATTACTAAATTCTTTATAAGCACTCCAAGTTGGAGAACCAGAAGGATCATCATTTGTTGATCTTACATAGACAGCAGCATTACATTTTGTAGCTTCAGTAGCCCCACCAACTTGATCTATATAACCCCAACCATCAATCAAATCAGTTCTGTCATCCCATAAATTATTTAAATTAAAACTAGAAGCATCTAAAACTTTTCTTAAATTAACATCATAAGGTTGTGTCAAATCTATTGAATTAGCAAACACATACTCTCCAGTTGTTGCTACTGCATTACTTGTAACAGATAAAGTTAAAGCATCTAATGAAGAATCATATACCGTATTAGTTTTAGAACCTGTAAAGTTTGGTGTATGCTCATCAATATTTCCAACTAGAAGTCTTTCAGATGGTGCTGGTAGGTTTGTTGTGACTCTAGTATTATTCCAATCACTATCATTAGAACCAGGTGCAGGACTTTCTCTTCCACCATCATCTTCAAATTTGATTAAATACGTTCCAGCAAGTAAAGGTACTATTTTTTGTGTCTGGTTTCCAGCAGCAGCCACAACTATATTCTGTGCATCTTTCCATTGAGCACCTGTTGTTTTACTGGAATGTCTTATCAGGGTCTTACCACCTAGCAACACGTCAAGCTCTGTGGCACGATTCCAGCTTAATATTGCACTTGTTTCATCAATCGGTAATAAACTTACACCACTAACATTAGATGGAGGAGCAGTCTTACCATTTGCTACAAAGAATGGACTTTGAGGTGTGTTAAAAGTTGAAGATCGTAAACCAGATGAACTGACACTATAAACTTCTATTTGATAATTGCCAGCAATAGTATCTAAAATTTCATAGCTTTTTGAATTATCAACAGTTCTTGATACAAAGTTTCCATTCTCCAATCTATAACGAATATAATGTGTATCTGAAGTGCTAGTCCAACTAACAATAATTTTTACTCTTGCAATACCTGTATTTTCATAAATAACTTCTTCAGCACTTACGTTTGATGGTGCGGTTGGAGGTATATCTAAATTAGTTACATCTCTTACTGGTAAAGCAATACCACTTTCAATATGATTATATTTACCAGAATTATATTCACTGGCAGTAACAACATAATTAGTTCTGTCTTGTTCTTTTACTTCTAATACTCTCCAAGTGGAGGTAAGAATACTATTTGTTTCATATACCCATACACTATTAGGATTTGGAGCAGTAGAAAAATGTTGCCCAAGACTAAAAACTTTATTTGTTATACCAGAAACAGCTACCTGTTCTACTGTGCCATCAGGTAAAACAACACTTAAAGTAGATCCACCTTCAACAGCTAGTCCAGTAGCATCATCTACTGTTACAGAGTTAGTGGTTGCTGAAACAATACGGCCACCTCTTCTTTCTCCACTACGAACAGGATCAGCTATTTCAATAATCTGGCCTGGTCTTACAACTGCTCCAGCATCAACAGAAGTAGTAAATGAAACAACTTCACGTTCCACATTGCTCATGTAGAGTAACCATTTTGCTAATCGAGCAGCTTGACCTCTTGATGTACAGGCAAAAGCATTAATATTACGAACAACTGAGCCATACCTTGTCTGGTTTGCGGTATCAATTTCTTCAACATAATTTATATCTCTTAAATCTAAATCTAAATATTTTGCAACTACAACTGTAGGTCTTTGTCTTTGACTTACGTTGGAATAAGTAAATCCAGGTTCTAATACATTTGCAAGTGTAAATAGATAACTTGAATCTTTTGGTGAGTCCTGTGTAATAGTTAGACTGCCAGCTTCGTAATATGGCATTGCTCTAAATACAGATGACATCTGGTTTATTACGTTATATGCTTCCTGTTGATTATTAATGTTTACATTGCAGGAAAAACGTGGTTCTGTAGCACCTGTTCCTGTACCATCATCAACTTGCTGTGAACAATAAACTGAAGCTGCATAAAAACTAAATTTATCTATATCAGTTTCATTAACATGAGCACCTAACCCATATCGAGAAGAAGTAATGAGATCATATAAACACCAAGCTGGATCGTTTGTATATTGTGCAGCACCTAGCGTTCCATTAAATGTCCCTGCATAAGATAAGCTTCCATCAGCATTAACAGTTGCATTATGTGGAATCTTTACTTTTATACCCTTTACTAAATATTTACGAGATGGAATTGATGTAAATTGTTCTGCATCTACTTTTAGTCCTATTAATGCACTATTTGGATAATTTCTTTGGTCATACTTAATTTCTACATAACTGTTGAATTGAATATCATTTTGTAATTTTGATGAAGTGCTATCTGCTGTAATTCGTTTTACTTTGATATTGACAGGAAAAGCACCGCTAATATTTACAAGATAATCTCTTACATATGGATCAGGTGTTCTACCAGATATTGTTCCACTATTACCAGATAAAACAGTTTGATAACCTCCACCACTGTATTGCACTTGTATTGCTAACTCAACAGTAGTACCAAAAATATCTCCTTCATCACTAAACTTTTGTAAAGCAGGAACAGTTATTTGTATAGAAACTGCATCAACATCTGAATCAGTAATTTGAATAACACGACCAGAAGTACCAGCAGGAATAGCAGTACCAGCTTGAGCAACAGTTTTTGTTACAGCTACATTTCTTGTTACTGGTATAACAGTTTGACTTGATGTTCCAGTTCTGGTTTCAAATGCAACATCTTTAAAATTAAACGAACCATCAGCAGCCTGTAATGGTGTGTTATTAAAGAATATAGATTTAGCACCATCAACAAGACCACCAATTTCTCCTTCTCCAATTAGATCAAGAACTCTAGCAAAAGATTTAGAATCTAAATTATCTTTATCCTCATGTGGAGTACCACCACCGCCTCCACCACCTTTTCCACCTCCACCAGAACCTATAATCTTCATACTTCTACCTGTTCGTTCTCAATATTCGCTGAGACTACGATTGATCCAACTATAGTTTGTCCATAAATCACAGGTACAGGAACACCAGCCCTTGACGTATTTTGTATGCCACTAAAATTAAAAGATCTTCTGGGATCTTGTTCTTCTTCTTTAACATTTTCAACAGGTGTAAGCATTTGCGAAAGTCCCGATAATGCTAAAGCAATACCAATATTCCCAACGATTGCAGTTGCACCACCTAAAAATCCTACTCCTGTAAAACCACCAGCACCAAAAGCAGCACCTCCAGAAGCAATACCTATACCAATAAAAGCAGCACCTAGTAAAAATCTACCTAAACCTTGACGACCTCCTTCTCCTCCAACAATAGGAACAATCTTTATATCTTCCTGTCCATTTGGATAATGTATTTCTTCTTCCTTTATTTCCCAATCACCAACTGATACCTTATAATATCTATCTGCCATATGTGCTTCTAACTGCGGAAAGTTAACAACTAAAAATCTTATAGCCTGTGCAGCACTATGAACTTCAGCTTCAAAAGTCTTTTGACCTAAAAACTTTGCAAGTTCTCCGTATAGCTTAACTTTTCTTAGCATAACGAATCCTTTTACCTATACATTTTAGCAACCATTCATCTAATAAATCACGACTAGATAATCTATTTTGTAAATGATGTAAAACTGTTTGCTGCCCTAAGTAAACACCAATATGATTTAATCCGCTACTACTAATTGACATTAATAATAAATCTCCATATTTTAAATCTTCTTCTGGATGCAATTCTCTAAATCCTGTTTCTTCATAACAATCATTAAACATAGGATTATTTATAAATTCTTCTGGATCGTTTGGCCTTACCCAATCCATAAGTTCTATTCCTAACTCTTCTTTATACCAATCTCTACATAAACTCCAGCAATCAGTAAGACCCCACACCCATTGCCTACCAATTAAAGGTGCTCTATAACCACATGGTTCACAATATTGCCAATCATTTAGCTGTGGTTGTACGATCCACCATTTTAAATCTGACTTTTCACAGGCAACTCTATCTGCTTCACTTGGTTT